GTGCTGCAAGCAGCGTAAGCAACACTCGCAACAAGTGAGAACAACAGACCTACTGCTACTTTCTTCATGTCTACCTCGCTTTGATAAGACCACTCTGAACCAACTGCACTAAAGTCTTTCTAAACGCATCCTCCCAGGCTTCTCTACGTTCCTCTCCCGACATCTTCGCCCCCTGGTCGATGGCGAAATGGCAGTGCTGACAGAGCGCCGCGGTAAAGCAGTCGTGCGCCTTCATCCCCATCCCCTTACCGTATGCACCCCAGTTGGCATGAGCAGCTTGTGTCTGACCGTCCAGACCACATCGCTGGCAGGATAGAGAGGCGACTGCCTTTAACCACGCTTTGCTGCGAAACATCACGCCTCCCACCTAAGTTTTGCTTGACCGACAACTGACTGCCACTCTCTGCCGACTCTTGATTGCCAAGACTTTGGGTCGCTAGGTTTTAATTCAGCAACAACCTTCCAGCCAGCACCCCGAAGGCTTGCACCGGACTCAGATTGCAGCGTGTAGGTAATCAACTTTTTCCAACCTAACGCTTTAGCTGCTTGCCATGCTCGTGCATACAAAAACGAGCACGATCCTTTTGGAGCGTCCTCGTTAACACAGCACCTCGTTACTTCTACCGTTTCACCGTTGTCAAGAAAACGGGCAACCGGACGGCCGACGATACACACACCAACCAGATGCGTTCCGTCGCTCACCCCAACCGCATATAGCCCACCTTGCGGAGCCTTGTTGTGACGATGAAAGTTAGCCACGAACTCACGCGCTTCTGTTAGCGTCATCGGAACCGCTGTCAACATTCAACACCTCAACATGACAAGAGTGATGCAAGCTAGTCTCTCGACCGTCGCGCTCAACAACGTGACGCATACCAGACGGGGTTCTGATCTCCAGACGCAGATAGGTATACACCTCACCTGTCCGTAACAGGATGAACCGCTGTCCCGGATTTACCCTTCGCACTCGCGTGACACTTTCTGATTTCATTTTCTAGCTCCCGCCTAGCTGGCATCCCTCTGGCCTTCTCTACCTGCTCCAGATGCTCCCGACGTTTCTTGATCGACCACCGCAGAACAGTCATCGCCTCGCAATAAAGCGCGTACTCTTTCGACTGTAGACCTACGGTGCCAGTAGGGAGAGTGATGAGTCGTGCGTTGTCGTGTCGTTTGCCGCACGCAAAACAGACATCTCGTCCGTCATCTGTAGACCGTGGTTCGTAGCCCATGCCAACACCTGCTCAACGTAATCTGAAAACTGCGCCTTCGTCAGTCCGGTTGTAGTCGGCTCTGACTCCATCACCTGACCGTTGGGTAGCTCGATCATCCTGCCTGGCAAAAACCGAGTCTTAAAGTAAGCGTGCCAAACGTCCTGATCGTGCGCCTGACCTTGCGGACGGATCTGCTCGCTGATTGCTGCCAAGGTGGCCCAATAAAACGAGTTTTGAGCGCTTGTTCTGTTGGGCGGCTCTATCCGTACCACCCAGCCTTGCCGAGCGTTTTTGACGGCTTCTACAGCCCTCTGACGGGCAGTGTCGTGCGCTAACGTAAAGATCACAGTTCCACCTCTTTAAGTTTCCAGCGGTTGTTCTCTTTGAACCATCCATGCAGAACGATCCGCCAGCCTGAGCGCAACATCTCAGGGTAGGCCTCCGTCTCCTCTATCTTGTGTCTGCGTGCTGACAGGTTGGATTTGCTCGTGACCTGGACGGCTACCGTCTCGTTGTTGCCGATTGCCAGCAGGTCGATGCAGCCGAACAGGTCATGTTTGCGTTTCGTAAAAGCGTTGTAGCGCTCGACTGTCGCAACTAGATAGCCGAGATCACGGAGATGCGCTGCTGACCTAGCGTTCAGCGACATTTTCTACCTGCACGATCTTGACATCGGAATACTGCGGACAGAGATCGCCCAGCATTACAGCACCGTTGGTTAGCAGCTGGATCTCCAACGCTCTTCGCAGTGGGACACCCCTTCGTTTCCAGACGTTCATCGCCTGCCTGCTGATCTTCAGTTCCTCGCACAACTTGCCCTTCGACCCTACTAACGCAGCCGCTAGGTTGATTGCTTGCTCGACCGTCATTGCATCCTCAAATTGTAAAAGTTGTAAATAATGGAACATTCGCGTTGACAACGGGATGAAGGATACTTTAAGATTCGTTCACGGTCAACAAACAACAACCGAGGCAAATATGAAACCAATCCTGTCGTTAAACCTGGTTCACGAAGAAAACCGCTCTGTTGTGCTGAACGAAGATCAAGAAGTCGTGTTCGTCTCGCTGAGCGAGGAAGATGCCTACGATTGGTGGTGGGCTTCCTTAAATGACTCCGAGCGAAATTCCTATCAAGAATGGATGGACGAATTAAGGATCGATGCTGAGATGGCGTCAGCAGAGCGATACGAGCGAGCAGTTCTCTGCTGTGATCGTTAACACTGAACTTGCCCCCTCGTGGGCTTTCTTTGTGGCGCTGTCAAACTGAATTGCAGTTCAAAAACAACCGAGGACAACATGAGACGCTGCGACATAGATTGGGCTGAGGCGCAAGCCAAGTGGGAGCATGACCAAGTAGATACCTGGCTTGACTGCGAGTCGTATCCGGTGATCGTTCGCATCTTCACAGAGTGCGCTGCTGGCGGTGACTTCTACGAAGACACCGAGCGACTGGTGATGATCGCTGTTATGGAAGGTGCAGACGCTCGCAAGATCCTGCGTGAGCGGATGCTGGACTACCTGACCCGGAACTTTGATTTCTGGGAGATGCTAGTCAACAAATCACTGAAGGAATGCAAATGAAACACCTGCTTATCGTCGCGGCTGGCGCGGTTCTCGGTGTTACAGCAGTCGATTGGAGTATCGGTTCAACATCAACTATCGGAGACTTTGTTTGGCAACTCATCTCACGGATCTAGACTTTAAGTGGATTCCCGGCGTCGCTACGGATGTGCAAGCAACGTGGCGACGATTCGGGTGGACTCCACCGAGCGAGCAACAACAATACCTAACCAAGTGGAAGCGATACAAAGGAAACCAAGATGAAGTCGATAGCATCAGCGTTGGTGAAAGCACAAAAGGCATTCGGGCCAGCACTAAAGTCCTCCAGCAACCCGCACTTCAAAAGTCGCTACGCTGATCTTGCAGCTTGCGTTGAGGCAGTCATTGACGGGCTGAACGCAAACGGCATCATGCTCATGCAGCAGACGCACGAGTGCGAGGATGGAGTGATCGTCGAAACCGTGTTCATACACGAGTCAGGCGAAACAATGTCAGCCGGTAAACTCCATGTCCCTGCTTCCCAGCAGAACGCACAGGGGTATGGATCAGCACTGACCTACGCTCGCAGGTATAGCCTGATGGCATCGTGCGGCATTGCACCAGAAGATGACGATGGCAACGCTGCATCGAAGAAACCAGCGATTGACCCAGCACCGTATCTCAAGCAAGTCGCAAACGCTGAGAACCTGGACGGACTCAAGACTGTGTTTGCCCACGCTTACAAAGCGTTGAAAGACACAGAGTTCATGCAGCAACTCGAAGCAGCTAAAAACACCCGTAAGACTCAACTGATGGAAGTCAAATGAAACCAGCACACCTACTGAACGATCAGCAACGCGCACAACTCCGCTCGGCCGCACGAGTCGGACGCGACTACATGCACGAGAACCGCGAACTGGAACTGACCATCGCCAGGATCAGGAATGCCAACCCTAACGCATTCTGGACGCCAGAAACGCTGATCCTGCGGAAGTTCTATCACCGACCGAAGTTCCCGATCCCCCATCAATCTTGGACGGTGGACGCACCATGAGCCTATACAACTGGCCTGCAAGGGTTACAGATCCAGACACAAGCCATGAGGCAGCGAAGGCACTCGATACGACACGGCTAGAAGCCATCGTGCTGGATGCCTTCAAGAACGCGCCAAACGGGCTTACACAGGACGAACTCGGCGCGAAGATGCCAGCGTTCACACTCAACACAATCACGCCTCGCTTGGCTCCGCTTGTACGCAAGGGGTTCCTAAAGGTAGTCGGCAAACGTCCTGGCCGGTCAGGACGCAATCAACGAGTGCTGAAATATGTCAGAGCAGAGAACTGAGCAGTGGTATCAGGACAGGCTCGGGCATTGCACCGGGTCA